GTGGTGGTGGTGGTGTTGGTGTTGGTGTTGGTGTTGGTGTTGGTAATGCTGGTGCTGGTGTTGGTGCTGGTGCGGGTAATGGTAATGGTGCTGGTGTTGGTGCTGGTGCGGGTAATGGTAATGCCGGTAATGGTAATGGTAATGGTAATGGTAATGGTAATACTGGCGCTGGTGAAGGTAATGGTGTAGATGATAGTATTACATTAGACTTGGATTCAAGACCAAAATTATATTTATTAATAAATAAAATATATTTATCAAGCTTATTAAGATTATTTTTAATTATATATAAAATAATCTTATATTTAATAATCAAATATAATATATCATAATTAGCTTTTTTATTTAATTTGTTTTTATTATTTAATAAAAACAAATCATTTAAAAAATTACCATAATTATTATTATTAATTTTTTTTATACTAATAGATGGAATGGTATTATTTAATAAATATATTTGATCTAAATTTAAATTAGTTTCACTTCTTTTTACTAAGTCTACTAAAAAATCATGTAATTCATATAAATTTTTATTACTTTTAAAATAATTTTTTATATCAACAGAATTATGAGAATACATATATATATATATATATATATATATAATTTTTTTAATAAAAATTAAAAAAATTATATAATAATTTACCAAATCTTATATTTTTCACATGTAATAATATTTAATAATTTATCATTTTCAGATTTATAATAACCAATACCTTTAATTCCTATAAATTTACTTGAATTTGTTATAAAATCTAATATATTTAATTGAATATATTTTTGCGAATCTATACCTAATAATATCATTGCATATTTAATATTTTTTATATTTTTTAATCTTATAGATGCAATAATACCATTAAAATTGTATTTATCAGAATTATTATTTGAATCAATATTATAAAAATAACAATTCTGATAAAAATTTTTCCCAATCCAATAACCAAAAGTTAATAATTGTTGTGTAAATGATAAATTATTAATTTTTTTTTGTCTATTTAATGCGTAAATACTTTTATCATTTTTTGGATAAACATCATATTGTGCTGCTTCATGGAGATGAACCCATTTTTTATAACTACTTTCACAATTATTTAATGTAGCCTGCCAGAATTCTTTGGGATGATGTGCTTTCATATACGCTAATTTATATACTAATTGAGCATAAGATAATGCATGAGCTTTACAAAATCCATATGCAGATAATTTATTTAATTTATTTAATAAATTTTTTTGTTCATCAATTGTTAAATGTGCAATTAATTTTTTAAATTCAATAATTTTAGGTATATTATTTTTTATAAAAAATCTTCTGTATTTATCTGCATCGGCGTATGAAATATTTAATATGTTTGAAATTATATCTATTGCATCATCATCAAATATTAATTGTTTTTCTTTTATAATATTTTTAGAATCATAAGAACTATTTTGATTAACTTTAGCAAAATTAGAGTTAATCAAATTTAAAGATTCACTTTGAACTTGACCAGATGCAGCAGGTCTGATTATAGCTAAACATACTGCTATATCATAAATTGATTTTGGTTTGATTTTAATTAATGCTAATCTCATTAATGGTGATTCACATAATGTTATACCAATATTATCACCATTACTTAATAAATCATATGTTTTTTTATCATATTTGTATTCAGAAAAATCAATATTTTTGGATTTGTATACTAGATTATAAATTTCATATAATTGTGATAATGCTCGACTAGATAAAATATCAATTTTAAATGTTTTATTTCTTGCTATATCATTCTTGTCTAAAATTATTTGATTTAAAATTTTTATTTTATCTGATTTTAATAATAATTCAGATGGTATTCCATTAGGAAAATATACAATTCCTCCACAATGTAATGAGAAACATTTAAATGTTTCTTCTAATTTTTTTTTTTCACTTCTAATAAAATTTTTCATTTTTGATGGTAAATTCTTAATATAATTATTTAATTCATATTTACTAATAAATTTATGAATTCCAGCATTTCTTATAGCTTGTCTTAAGGCAGATTTATCATGATAATGAACTTTATTACTAATTCTAGCAATTTTATTACACCATCTATTTTCTAATTGAAAAAAAACTTCATCTCTAAATTTATGTGGAAAATCTAAATCTATGTCAGGTAAATTATCACGATGTTCATTGAGAAATCTTGCAAATTTAATATCATATTTTATTGGATCAATATGTGTTATCCCTAATAAATAGCAAATTAATGAAGATCCACATGATCCACGCGTAACATGAGGAATATTTTTTGTAATATTAAGAATTTCAACAGATTGAATTAAATGATTAATTAATTTTTTATTGAAAATTAATTCTAATTCTTCATTTAATCTTTTTATATAAATATCTTCAATAGGTATTTCCCTTACAAATAGATTTTTTAAATCATTAATATTATAATTTTTATTAATATTTTCATTTTCAATAGTATTTAATAGATTATTTTTAACCATTTCTAATGTATTTATTTTTATTAAATTTTTATTTAAATTTATGTAATCAAATGAATATTTCCATGGAAATATATCATTTTTAATACATAAAAATTTATTTATTTTTGTCATAATATTAATCGAACTCTTATTTTTTAAATCTATAACTAAACCATATTTTTTAGAATTATTTTTATCTAATCTCAATACTCTTCCTATTGATTGAACAAATAATTTTGCACTCCTCGACTTTACATTATCTAAAAATATGCAACAATCCAAATTTTTAATATCTGACCCTTCTCTGTGTTTACCTGCACAAAATAGTATTCCTTTTGATTCTAAACTATAAAAATGTTCATATGATAAAAATTCAATATCATCTTTTATATCAATACTTGTATCAATACATATGGTATAATCATCAAAATATTTACTCCATAATTTAGCTGTACTATAACAATAATTTATCATTCCACACCAAACTATAATTTTTTTATATATTAATGTTTTGTCTGATATTAAATTTTTTATTAATAAAATATTTTCAGTATCGTTTAATTTATTGTCTACAGTAATCCATTTTATTTGTGGAGGCACAATAATATTATCAATATAAGCATCATAAATTGAATATGATGATAATAGTTTTGTAAATGGAAAATAGTCAAAATATGGTGTTGCACTAAACCCAATACATTTTATATCTGGATTATAATTTAACATAAAATCATAAAATTTTTGTGTTGTTTTATTTATAATACTATGACATTCATCATGAATGATTAATTTTAATTTAATTTTTAATTTTTCATATATATTTTTTGATGTTAAATATGCTCTATTAATAATTAATAATATTGATTTTTTTTTTGATTCATTTAAAATATTAATCCAATCTTTATTCTTATTTTCTGCAAAATTAAAAACATGAAATTTATCAATTATTTTTTCAAAATTTCTTTCTTTTAGTGAATTAAAATTAAATTGTTCAATTAATATAGATTTTTTTTCACATAACCAAATTATATTATCGGTTGGATATTTTTTATTATATTCATTTATAATATTCATAGCAATCCAAGATTTACCTGTTCCTGTTGCATGAAAATGAACACCTGATTCAAAATTATTATTTATTGATATATTAATAGCATTAATTTGATTTTGATTTAATTTATTCATTATTATATAAATATAGGGCTAATTGTAATTGTAATTATATTCAATTTTATTAGATTATTTCATATATATATATTAATTAAATATTTTTTTTTAATTCAATATATTTTTGTTTATATTTTTTATATTTTTCTTCATACATTGCCATTTTATATTGACTATGATCTTTTCCATGAAATGTTTTATAAATATCAGCTTTATTTATTACTTTAGGTGAATCAAAATCATTTTCTGTTGAATTATAATTATCATTATCATATAATAAAATGTTTGCTGCATATTCTGGCCAATTTGGTAATTCTGCTAATTTTATTACCAATTGATTAAATTTATAATATTTTTCATTATCATCTAATTTTATTTGTAAGCATTCTGGTTTTACATCATAACCAGCATAATTTAATGCCTTCCAAATTAATGGTACCCATAATTCTGACTGTGTGATTAAACCAGGTTTTAATGATGATACATCATTTGCAATTAATTCTCCTAATGTCATTATTAATCCTGATTCTGTTTTAACTTCATCACCAAATTTTAATATTATATTTTGTAATGCTGGTTTAATATGACATTTGGAATTATCTATATTTATTAGTGTATCTTTAATAAAATTATCTTTTTCTGCATATAATTTGTAATCAGATTTATTTAATGGCATTTTTAATTTATTAGTATCCAATGCTGTAATAGCATATTTTAAATCAGATGGTTGTCGTAATATTCCAATATTTAAAGACGGAGGAGTATCAAAATAAAATCCTGAATAAAAATTAGCAGGAGGACAATTATCATTTTTATACATTTTCTTAAGATAAGGATTTACACACCATTCCATAGATGTTGATAAGACTGAATTAAAACATGTAATATTAAATTTACTTAAATTATCAAATGTTAATTCATTTAAATAAATTAATTTTTCTTTTCCATATATTTTTTTAAAGTATTCATATAAAGTATCTATATTTATTAATTCTTTTTTATAAATTATATCATGAGCATACCAATTATTAAATAATGTAGCTGCAAAATGAAATTTTGTTGGATATATTGATAATAATAATCTTAATTCATTATTATCTTTTAATTCTATATTATGTCTTAATTTTTCGATTTTTTTTAAAAATTCAAAAATTGATATTTGTGTAAACATTTCTATTTTTTGTAAATATTTAATTAAAAATATTTCAATTACAATAAATAAATAATTTTTAAATATATATAAATCCCAATAATGTTGCAAATATAAACTTTTTTTTTTAATTTTATCTAAATTAAAAAATGCAGAATTAATATATTCTTCAATACCATAATTATATTTTTGTTGATCTTCACTAAAACCAATATGTCTATGTTCTAAAATAGGTAATTGATTATTTAAATCTAATAAAAAAGTTATACCAACACTTCTATTATATAAATCATCCTCAATAAATTCAATAGAATCTGTTGAATTAATAAATTGAACTATACCAGCTATTGCAGAATTATAATAATATTTACCATCTATATTACATTTTACTTTATCATGCCATTTTTGTTGATAATTATAAGATGTTGGAATTAAATATAATTCTCTTTTAACATTTTTACTTATTTCATTCATTTCTTTTATAAATAAATAATCATTATAAGCTGGACAATTCGCATGTGCATCACGATATACTAAATGTTTTAATCTTTTTATTTTTTTATTTTTCCATTCATATTCAGTTTGTTTTAAAGCTATATATCGTAATTGTTGACCAATATAACCATTTGTAATATGGCCTTCTATATTAGTACCTTCATTCTCAATAAAAGGTGCAGAAAATTTATAAACAAAAAATTCACCTGGTGTATCATCTAATACAGCTTCTAAATTATTATTTCTTACACAAGATGCTAAATGATAACTAAATAAAAATCTTTCCATTCCATTTTTAAATTTATAATTTTCATACTTTTTAAGCAAATTAAAAAAACTATTTAAATATTTACGTATGTCATCTTGTTTATCTTCTTCAAAATCATTATATAAAAATTTATTAATTTGTTTAGTTAAAATTAGTGAATTATCATTACCTTCTAATGTTTTAAATTTTTCTAACATATACCAATCAAAATAAAATCTTATATTACAATCAGGAAAATAGTATTTAAAAACTAAAATACAACAAATTTGAGTACTAAAATATTTTTGAGTCCAATTATAATAATTTTTTTTTTCATAAAGATTATTATTAGGCATAAATAACGATAAAACTAATGTAGGTCCATCCCTAATATTAGGATAATTAATTATATTATCATATTCAAAACTATATTTAAACAATTTAAAATATTCATCTTTATAAATAAATTTTTTATCTTTTAAATATTCTTGTTTATTAAAATATTCATGTTCAAAATTATTATTTGAATTGTAATTATTATTGTTTGCATTGTAATAATTGTTTGAATTATTATTATTGTAATTATTATTATTATTGTAATTATTATTGTTGTAATTATTGTAATTATTGTTATTTATTGTTTTATTCATATCATATTTTGGTTTAGGAAATTTAACATCAGATTGAATAACTATTTTATGACCGAAATTATCTGGTGTAGAATATATTTTCAAGTTTAAATAAGGCGATGTTATGGGTGGTGTTATGGGTGGTGCTACATGAGGTAACATAATATCTTTTACTTTATCAATTAAATCAATTGAATATTTTTTTTTTAATTTATATAAAAGCATAAAATATCTAATCATTAAATATATAAATTTCGAATTAATATTTTCAATATCTTTTTTTGAAAATTGTAATTCCATAAATAATTTAAATTCATTTTTTTTTTTTATTTTTTTAATATAAATTTTTGGTAATATTTTATCAATTGTTGATATTTTTTCTATTGATAACTGATTTTCTAAATATTCAACTTCATCAATTAAAAAATTTATGGTTTCAATAGTATTATTAATATTATTTTTAAATTTAATTGGATTATTAAAAAAATTTAATATTAAACTATTCATATATATAATAATAGATATATTTTTTTTAAAAATATATAAAATTTTGATTGTAGCTTATTTTAATGGCACCGATTATTTATAAAATTAATAGTCCTGTATTTCGAAATAAAATGGCAGCATTTGATTATGATTGGACATTAGTTAATCCTAAAAATGGTAAAAAATTTCCAACAAATATTAATGATTGGCAATATCTATATGATGATGTTCCAAAAAAATTAAAACAATATTATGAAAATAATTTTATGATAGTAATTTTTACAAATCAATCTAAATTATGGAAATGTCAACAAATAATGATTGTTGCTGAAGATTTAAATATACCTATTTTTGTAGTAATAAGTATGGATAAACAAGAATATAAACCTAATCCATCAATATTTTATGATTTTATTAATAAAAATACAATTAATAATTTAAAATCTTTTTTTGTTGGTGATGCTTTAGGTCGTAAACATGATTTTGCTGATTCTGATAAAAAATTTGCAGAAAATATAGATATTAAATATTTTTCACCTGAAGAAATATTTAATGAACCTATAGATATTCCAATTACTATTGATATAATGTCAAAAATTTCATTATTCAATGATCCAGAAATAATTATTATGGTAGGATACCCTGGTTCAGGAAAAACTACTATTGCAAATATTATTTGTCAAAATAAAAAATATATATTAATTGAAAGTGACGTTTATAAAACTTCAAAAAATATGATCAAAAATTCAATTATTCATATAAAAAATAATAAATCCATTATATTTGATGCAACTAATAATACAATTAAAAAAAGAAAAGAATATATTTTATTAGCTGATAAATATAACTATCATATACAATGTATACATGTTACTACATCTATAGATTTATCATATAAAAGAAATAAACAAAGAGATGACGAAAAACAAATACCAAGAATAGCTTATTCTGTATATACCAAATATTATGAAGAACCTAATGAAAACGAAGGTTTTAAACTTAATTTAATTTAATTTAAGGATTATTTTTTCATTGATATTAAAGATATATTTTTTTTATAATATAAAAATAATTATAAAAATAATATATCTTAACTATATATAATAATGGATAATATTACAGCATTAAATAATTTTGATGTAATAACAACTAATATAGAAATATTAGAGTCTAATGTTAAAGATAATAATATAGATTTTAAATCTTTTATAATGTCTAATGAAATGATAGAATCAGCAGACTCTGTTACTGATACAGTTTCTGACCTTGTTGCAGATTCTGTTCCTAATCAAATTACAGAATCAGTTGTTGAACCTTTAGTAAATCCTATTACCGGTCAAGTTGTGGAATCAAATGCAGTTATAGACGAACCAGATATAGAAATAGTTGAATCAGTTTCAGAACAAGTTAAACTTGTTAAATCATCTGAATCAGTTATAGAATCAGCTTTATCACCAGTAGAACCAGTGGAACCTGTTGAATTCGTTGAATCTGTTGATCCCGTTGTTGAACCAGTTGAATCAGTTGATTCTGTTGTTGAATCAGTTGATCCCGTTGTAGAATCTGTTGATCCCGTTGTTGAACCAATTGAACCAGTTGTAGAACCTGTTGAATCAGTTGATCCTGTTGAACCAGTTGAACCAGTTGTAGAACCTGTTGAATCAGTTGATCCCATTGTAGAACCAGTTGAACCAGTTGTAAAACCTGTTGAATCAGTTGATCCTGTTGTAGAACCAGTTGAACCAGTTGTAGAACCTGTTGAATCAGTTGATCCCGTTGTAGAACATGTTGATCCTGTTGTAGAACCTGTTGAATCAGTTGATCCCGTTGTAGAACCTATTGATTCCATTGTTGAACCAGTTGATCCCGTTGTAGAACCAGTTGAACCAGTCGAATCAGTTGATCCCGTTATAGAATCAGTTGAATCAATTGATCCCATTGTTGAACCAGTCGAATCAGTTGATCCTGTTGTAGAACCTGTTGAATCAGTTGAATCAGTTGATCCCGTTGAAGAACCTGTTGATCCAGTTGAACAAGTTGAACCAGTCGAATCAGTTGAATCAGTTGATCCCGTTGTAGAACCTGTTGAATCAGTTGAACCAGTTAATCCCATTGTAGAATCTGTTGATCCCATTGTTGAACCAGTTAATCCCATTGTAGAACCAGTTAATCCCGTTGTAGAACCTGTTGAATCAGTTGATCCAGTTGTAGAATCTGTTAATCCCGTTGTAGAATCTGTTGATCCCGTTGTAGAACCTGTTGATCCCATTGTTGAACCAGTTGAATCAGTTGATCCCGTTGAATCAGTTGATCCCATTGTTGAACCAGTTGAATCAGTTGATCCCGTTGAATCAGTTGATCCCATTGTTGAACCAGGTGAATCAGTTGATCCCGTTGTAGAACCAGTTGATCCCATTGTTAAACCAGTTGATTCAGTTGTAGAACCTGTTGATCCAATTGTTGAATCAGTTGATCCCGTTGTAGAACCTGTTGAACAAATTATTGAATCAGTTGAACCAGTTTTAGAACCAACAACTCAAACTATTAATATAGATAATGAATCTATAAAAAAAAATAAAATTCAAAATATTATTTTTTCGAGATTATCAAGCAAACAGGAAAATTTGAATCAAAAATTAAAAGAAATTGATAAATTAAAAAAAATGGAAGAAGAAACAAATAAAGAATTGATAAAAATTAATGATAAAAAAAATGATTTAAATTTTATAATAGATAATCAAAATAATGAAAATGATGAATTAAAAAGTAAAGCAAATGAATTGTTATTAAAAATTGAAAATGATGAAACAGATATAGAAAAAAGTGATATGGTTGTGAATGAGGAGTTTTCTACAGAACAAAAAATATTGGCTACACCTAATAAAGAAAAATTATTATTAAGAATATCAACAATTTTACAAAATAAAAAAAATAATATAAATGTTGTAAGAGAAGAATTTTTAAAAACAGATAAAATTAATAAAGAAATTCAACAAAATAAAAATAAAATGAATACTATTTTAAAAGATGTAATAAATAAAGTTAATGATAAAATTGATATTCAAAATAAATTAAAAATTGAAAATGATAATATTAAAAATAAAAAAGAAAAATTATTATCCATAATTAATAAAAGATTATTGTTAGAAGAGCATATTAAAAATATTACAGAAGAAGATAAAAAATTACAAATTGAAAAACTAGAGAAAAAACGTTTAGATGAAATAAATAATCAGATAAGATTAATTGAAGAAAATAACAGTAATTTAAAAAACAGAAATAATAGAATTGAAAATTTTCAAGTAAAAAGAAATAATTTAAAAAATATAATAGCAAAATTATCAATAAATAATAATAAAATTATACCACAAATACCTGATGATACTATAATGGATAATATTTTTGATGATAATAATGCAAACCAATCAAATGAAAGCAAAAATGATTCATTTGTTAATAATAATCAAAATATAATGAAAAAAATATATTTAAAAAATAGAAGATAATTTAATATAAAAAAATTTTTTTATTAATTTATAATTATCTCTTAAATCATACCAATTAATATGAGTTCTAGTTATAAATTTTTTTAATAATATATATACAATTCTAATACCATCATTTTCAATTTTATTTATTTTTTTTTTAAACTTATCAAAATTATTATCTTCGGATATCCATAATAATAATTTTTTATAAAAAAATTTAGTTACATCTTTTTGTAAATTTTTATCATTATTAACGTCTTGATATTCGTATACTGAATCAATTATTGGTGGAACTGGCCAATATCTTTTAAATTTATATTCATTATTCATTAATACTATTATAATAATTAAGATTTTAATTTATATTTATAAATATTTTTTATTTATATAATTTGTATAATCTTCTAATAAATTAAATTTGAAATTATTATTATTATATTTATTTATCCAATAATCAATAAAATATTTTGTTTCTTTATTTAAATTTATTTTATTATTTTCAATTAATTTAATAATATTTTTATTACTATAATTCATTATTAAATTTATATAAATTTTTATTAATATGTCGTGATGATCTTTTAATATTTCTAAATTGTTAATAATCCAACAATTTAATATTCTATTTACAGTTAAAATATTAGTTGTATCTAAATTATTTTCTATCCAATCAATTAAAGAATCTTCAGAATTTATTTCATAAATTTTAAGTAAAATATCAGAACCTATTCCTAATGGAGGAATATATAATTTATTTTTATATTCATCAATATTAATATTATTTTTACATTTATAATTAGAATAATAATTAAAAGTTTTATTTTTTTGATTATATGTATATTTAGTTAAACATATATCATTTTCAGCATTCATCCAATCACATGTAAGTGGATGTAGTATTGAATTATTACTTTTTAAACTAATAATTTCTTTATTATTATCAATAATTCTTTTATTCATTTACAACTAAATTAGATATTTTTTTAATAAAAATTAATTAAAGAATATTTTTTATTTTTAAAAATAATGGATTTTAATTTATCAGATAAATTTTTTATAAAATCAGAATTAGTAAATAATAAATGCGAATCTTCAACAGATAACACTAATTCTAATTCAGAAACAATTTCTACATCTAGTGATGAAAATTTATCACATGATAATAATTTAGACTTAAATGGAAAAACACTTAGACATTATAATATTATTTATGAATTAGGACGAGGATCTTATTCTATTGTTTGGTTAGGTTATAATACAATAGATAAATTATTTTATGCAATTAAAGTTCAAAATCCTTCAGATTTTAATGAAGGATATAATGAAATAAAATTTGTTCAAAAATTACCAAAAAATCCTAGTTTATTTAATAATTTAATTGAATATTTTATTGAGAATAATAATGATTCTAAATATTTATGTTCAGTTTGGAATTTACACTGTTTTAATATTGATACTTTAATAAGAAAGTGTGGATTTAATAATGGATTAATATTAAATAATATTAAACATATTATGAAACAATTAATATCTGCATTATTTATACTTCATAAAAAAATGCATGTATTTCATGGTGATATAAAAACGGATAATATATTAATAAAAGGAATTAATAATCGTGATAAATTTATTTGTAAAAAATATAAAGAACTAATATTAGAATCTAATAATCATGAAAAAGAAATATTAGAAAAAACAGGAAATAACTCATCAAAAAATTCCGACTCTTGTAAAAAAACTATGAATTTTTTGAATCATGAAAAAATAATTAATTTAGTAAATGAAGAAGCATCAAATTATTCAAATTTAGATGTTAATAATAAATATTTAGATAAAATAAATATTAGTTTAGCTGATTTTGGAACATTTTGTGAAGAAGATAAAAGTTATACAGGTACATTTGGTACGCGATATTATCAAGCACCTGAAATAATATTATTAGGTGCATGTTCTTATCCCGTTGATATTTGGGCATTAGGTTGTACATTTTATGAATTATTATCTGGTGAAATATTATTTAATCCGATTAAAGATTCTAAATGGTCTCGAGATTATTATCATTTATGTCTAATAAATGATACATGCGGTACTTTTCCTAATAATTTTTTAAAAACTACAAAAAAATATAAAAATTTCTTTAAAAATAATAAAATTATTGATTATGAAAATTCAAATTATAATCGATTAGACATTAAAATTGATTTATTAAAAATTGCAAATAAAGATAAAGAAATTATAAAAGAATTACTACAAAAAATGTTAACAATTGATCCAAAAAAAAGATGCACTATAGATTATTTATATAATAATATATTTTTTGATACATAATCTAATATCGTATTAATTTAATACAATAAAATAATTTTTTTTAATAGAATAACAATTTTAATAGTATATTTTTATTTAAACTTGTGATTAACAACAAGTTATTATTTTTATTTAAACTTGTGATTAACAACAAGTTATTAAATATTATTAATTTGACAATTTATATCCTAGAATCACAAAACAATAATTTTATTTATTTTACTATACTTTGTATAGTAGATCCATTAGAACAAAAAAATGAATGAGTCATACATTCCCCAATATTATTAATGGATGATCCATATGATGATCCATATGATAATCCATATGATGATCCAGATGATCCATATGATGATCCAGATAATCTATATGAATTAATATTTTTTTTTAAATAATTAATGTGTAAATTATTCAATCTATTAGCATCGTTAATAATATCCTGTTCTTGTTCAGTATATTTTGATGCATTAGTATTAGAATAATTTGCCATTATTTCAATTTCTAAAAATGAAATAATTGTTTTAACACTAAATTAAAGTTGCAAAAACAGCTACGGTAAAAATCAATTATTTAGGAACTCCCAATTAAAAAATAATTCAATTTTTTTATTTGTTAATTATACATCTAATACATTTGGTGGGTTGGATTCATTATCTGATTCAATAATTGCATTAAACATGATTTTTTGATATCCTTTTCTACCAGGTTCGCCAATAATTTTATTAATATTTTTTTCAAATTCTGGTTTCTTTGGCATAGGTTTTCCTTCGTAATTAGTTTTAAACCATGCTTTAAAATCTGCATATAATGATTCTCTAGATATAGTATTTTTTAGATTATTAGTAAATGTAAATCTATCTCTAGAATATTCTGTATAAAAGTCATTCTCCATTTTATATTGATTAGTACTTGCCATTACTTCATCAGGTTCTTTAAGATAATTAACATTTTTATATTTTGTTTCATAAATATGAATAAGATAACTTAAAAATGTAGCTGCCCAATTTTGAATATCTTGCTTTAAATTTGTATTAATCTTAAATTCATTTGGTTTTGTAGGATTATCAATAAATTTAGATGCGAATTCAATAACTCTAAGTCTTCGCCATGTACCATCATCATTTGATGGTACATCTGGTAATTGATTTGCTGTTAAAAAATATTGCATTTGCGGCTTAAATTCTATCATTTCATTAGCACCTTTAAATAGATCTCTAACTAAAACTTTGTCTCCTCCTGTAAATTCTTTCATAACTCCAACATTTAATTTTTCACCGTCGTCAGTTTCTTGAAAGACACCACATCTCTTACCTTTCATTCGAACTTTTTCGGGAGAAGTTTCATTTGATGATCCTCTTTTTCTTGTTATAATTGTAATAGGACATGACATATAATAATCACCTAATGCATTACTCAATAATTCCATTAATACTGATTTACCATTAGATCCAGAACCTGTAAATATATATAATTTTTCTTCCCTTTTTTCACCAGATATGCAAGTAGATATTGCAGTAATTATATAATCTTTTACAATATTATTCGGTAATATTTGTTCTAAAAATTCTTTAATATTTTTTAAATATGGCATCTTTTCTGAAAATTTAATATAATTAATTTTTGTATTTAATGAAATAAAATCATCTGGATGACCTATTCTAAATTTTTGTTGTTCAATATCATAAACTCCATTTTCACAACCTAATAAATTAGGATTACTATCTAATTTTTCATTAAATTTTGAATCAAAAAATAAGGATTTAGCTTCTTCTATAATTTTCTTTTTAAAATCAATATTCATTAATCTTTCTATAATTTTATTTGTAGCAGATATTTTAGCTTGTAATTGTTCTTTTTCAAATCCAGATATTTTTGTTGCTCTTATTGTCATATCTATAATATCATTCCGATAATCATTTTGAAATTCTTCAGATAATAAAATTTTTATAGTATATGCATCATCTATTCTATTCCATCGATGATTATTATATTCATACCATATTGATGAATATACAAATCTATCAGAATATTTTGCATAAAAAGATTTTGCTATTTTCCATGTACTACCATCAATACTATCGTCGCGTTTTCTTTTAAATTCTTCATTTCTAAATAATTCATATTCTTTTGGATTATCTATTTTTGCCCAATATGCTAAAGATCTAATAGTTAATAATTTACCAGTCGAAGGTATTTTAAATTGTTTCCAAAATTTATAACAATCGCCTTGTCCATCTCCATCTTTAAATTTATGATCACATTTTTTAGAAAATTCGATCCATTCGGATAATAATGAATCATCAATACTATGTAATGCTAAACCAACATTTCGCCAATCTTCATATTTTTTTGATCTATCATTATTTAACATTTTTACTAATGTACATGCAGTTTTTATTAAATCTTCTTTAGCTTCTGATATTTCTATGCGTGTATCTATATTTTTTTGATTAATATTAATACCACATTTATTTATTTCTGCATTTATATCTGAATCGTGTAAATTTTCTCTTAACACACTTGCTTTTTTTTTACAATATTTTTTTTTATAATGTAATGAAAAAAATTTAATTAATTTATTAATTTCTATGTTACCATCATTTAATACTACCTCGTTTAAATTTGAATTATATGTAGTTGATAATGTATATATCTGTCCACCGGGTTTTTTACTACCATATAATAGCCACCCATTACTTGAAACAACTGCTTTATCTATAATAGTATCAGGACTTTCTAAAAATGATTCAAATATTCCATCTTCTTCACATAATTTAACAACATCATATCTAATTATATGTCTAATATTAGATTTAGCACATATCTTTGGATAAATTATATGAAATCCATCTTTACAAATATCATCCATTTTTGTAGCATTTTTTTTTTCAAATAAACTGCATATTAAATCATCATCTTTAACATCAAAATATTTTTGTATAATATTATTATATTTTTTAATAATATTTAATACTAAATTTGTATCATAAATTCTTTTATCTTTATTATAATTCTCAATTGGATATTTTAAATCAATATCAACTATAATTGGCGAATATTCTTTCTGTACTTCAGTAATTGATAAATCAGTTACATTATTTTCAATCGCTCTAGAATATATTTCTATAAATTCTTTATTATCTTTTTCTTCTATATAAAATCTACCCCGAATTACATTTCCCCATGCACCATGGGTTGGTTTATCAGCTAGTTCATCTTTATATCTTCTATTATTTAAAAAATTAATAACATCTTTTTTATATTGTTCTATTTTTTTTAATTCATTTTTTTCAGACATTAATTAATTAATATAAGATTTTTTTAGATATTTTTTTCAATTTTTTTATTTTTTAATTAGAGATGCCATTATACGATGTACATACATACTAGTATTACTATTTTTATATAAAAATAGTAATAAATTATGATGGATATAATTTTTATATAAATTAATAAAAAATGAAAATAAATTATATAAAATCTAATTATTATATAATTTATAAATGTATTTTTGTCCAAATTGTTCTTATATTTTAGATATAACAAAATCTTCCGTTATTCAAAAAATAGATGATAATAGAATTATTCTATCAAAGCCGAATGCAATATTTAAATTACTAGAAGATAATATAAATTTATCAAATTATAAAGCTGATTTTTTAAAAGAAGAAATATTTAAAAATAAAAAATATCAAAAATTAAAAGAAAATGATAAAAATAAAATTAATGAATTATTTGAAGAAAATCAAATTTCCTGTGCTGAATTTAAATGTGATATTTGTAATTATTCTAAAAAAATAAATGAGACTACATTATTATATAAAATTTCTATTAATACTAATGTTCAAACAAATAATACAATTGTAGAAAATGAATTAGTAACAAAAAATCCAATTCTACCTCATACACGAGATTATACATGTAAAAATCCTAGTTGTATAACACATAAAAATTATGATATTAAAGATTCTGTATTTTATAAAGAAAAAAATAGTTTTAAAGTTAATTATATATGTTGTGTATGTTTTTACAATTGGTAATAAATTAATTTATTTAAAAAAAATTAAAAAATACTTAAATATTTAATTATTTTTAATTTTTTTATTTTTTTTTTCTTCTAACAAGAATGGAGTCATGCTCCTCTAACAATTGATTATATAATTCATCATTCATTGCTTCATGATATTCTGCAATCTGTACATGCATCCAAATATCATTGATAAAGTTTCCACAGCCAGGATAAAAATTCAAAGTGATTGGCTTTTCTACAAAATGGTAACCTTTCTTCTCACTATAAGTTTCCCATGTTTCTATTGGAGGAAATTTCATAGGCAGATAACTTGCGATTATATTCGCAGCTTCTTTTGGTAATTTTCTTTTACCTAGGCAATTAATATGACATTGCATTTTTTTCCTCAGTAATTTTGAAAATTGATCATGGGAAATTTCAATAGGATCTGAATCTACATTTGGCATCAATTTTCTTAATATCAGAATTAAATCTGCATCATAAGATAGCTGCCATTTTGAAGCCAAATCTTCTATATGTTCTCTGATCAAGCTATCTAAAGTTTTTTCCAAGTATTGATGTGCCAATCGTGAATGAGATGATATAGATTGGAACTCAGGACTGCAACAAATGCGCCACTCAACCCATTTCTTTAAAATCCATTCAAATGATACTGAAGTTTTTTTCTTTTTTGTAACAACAGTCCATAATGCAGGCGACTGCATGACAATGCCAGACATTTTTTTCTAGGATAGCTAATTGATTATAGCAATCTAGGATAGCTAATTGATTATAGTAACCAAAATGGTTACGGTAAAAAGTTTATTTTTTTAAACACCAATTAAAAAATTTTTTTTCAATTTTTTTTAATCTGTTATAATTATAATGAATATTAATGAAATTGATCAGAAAATTAGTTTAGTTACATATCCATGCATTTTTTTATATTTACTGTTAACCTATAAATCGGATATAAATGATTATAATTTTAGTATAATATTAAAATTATATTTAAAGAATCATATAGATTTAGCATTGAATATAAATTTATTTGATATATTATATGATGATATTAGCGATTATCCTATAAGTTTAAAAATTTTAGAAAATTTTTATAATTTAATTAAAAAAAAATATTTATTACTTTGTTTAATTAAAAAATGGCATGATATTTATGATAATAATGTATTTTGGAATTTAAATATTAATGATCAAATAGATTATTTAATATATTTAAAAAACCAATTTTTATCAATATTTGATTGTTCTAAAGGAGGTACACCTTATCATACTAAATTAATAAATATTTTTAAATCAAAAAAATCACGCAAAGATGAAATAGTAGAAAATTTAATTGATCGCATTATATTAATTTTAAAAATTTTTGATTATAAAATTTTTCAATCTTTAAATATTCCTCTAATAAAAATTTATGATTTTTATAATTTGGATTATAAATTTTATATAAATTATATAACTACAATATTTCAAAAAATAAATAAATTAATAATTGATACATTATTACTATTTGAAAATTATAATATTATTTGTAATAAGTTAAATAATTTATTAAATCCAAAAAATATCAAAATTAACGATTGTTATATAGATAATGTTTTTATATGCTAAATAAAATTTCAAATTTCCCATTATTAATAGATATTAAATCATAATTTTTAGAAATAAATCTAAGTATAAATGAATTTTTATATGATACAACAGACGGAGTATATAACAAATTTAATAAATCTAAATATTCTTTTAAAAAGTCTGAATTAAAATTAACATAATATTGTTTTCCCTTAAAATATCTTAAATTAATTGTACCTGATGGTTGTGATTCTTCAGGATATAAACAAAATGATTTATAATAAACACCCAAAGGTAAAATATTATTTAAATATTTATATGATAATAAATATGTATAATAATTTGAATTAACATTTGGTAATAATACATCATATTGATTAAAAATTAGTTTTTGATCATTTATCAATTCATTTTTAAAATATAAATGCGAATCATAGTTTAAACTTGTATTTTGACCATATTCGGTGATACCATCTATAAATAATTGAGGTTGTATATACCATAATAATTCCTTACATGGATTATTAAAAGATAATTCACAATCAAAATAAGATTGATTAATATTATAAATATTTTCATCAAATATTTCTATAATATATTCTAATTTAGAATTAGCAAATTTATCTCTTTCTATATCATCAAAATAAATTGATTCAGTTATCAATTTAATTTTAGGATTATCAACAAGACTATAATATAAATTAAAATTTATATATGGATAATATGATGCAAATTTATAATAATAATTATTATAATCATAACTTGAATTATTAAGATTTGTCATTAATTTTATCCAACCAAATTTATCTATTAGAAATTGATTGTCAAAAATTCTATTAGTTAAATTTAATATTTCATTACTATAATATAATTTACCGTTATTTACTAAAATACTTTTTATTTCATTATCTGATAAATCTGTAAAGTGATATTTTAATAAATTATCATTTATTAAAATACAGTTATATTTGATATATTTATTTTCATAATCAATTATAAATGTATCATAAATATATAAATTATTATTTATATTAATATTTGTTTCTGAATTAAAAGGTATTCTAATATCTAATAAATTTTTATATTCATCTTCATAATTTTCCAAGCTTATAATTTTTTCTAAATTATTTATTTTTGCATTTATTACTACGTTAGAATATTGTAATGAAACCAATGGCAAACATGAACCTGGATCTTTATTAAACCAAAAAATCAAAGGTACTAATATTTTAGTATTACCTTTAGTTTTTTCATTAAAACTATTTAATTCTGGTGTGTGACCTATCATTTCTAAATAATTCTGCATAGAATCTTGATTAATTTTATGCATTTGATTTATATGCAATACATTATTTGAATATTTTTGTATTTCTTGACCTCCTATTTCTAATGTAAAATAATTAAAATAATTATGACCTAAAAAATTACTAAAATTAAATTTAATATTTCTATTATTTATATTTTTTATATTAACATTAATTTTATTAATATCATTATTATAATTTTTAAGATAATATTGCATACTTTTATAAATATCATTTAGTTTATTTATTATTGTATTTTTAAATATATAAATATTTTGATCTAATAATTCATTTGTTGTTATTATCTTATTTATTCCTAATATATAATCAGATATATTAATTAGAGAATAAATTTGAATATCTATTTTATTTATATATTGATTTTTTAATAATTTATTAAGATTATTAAAATTATATACCAAATCTTTCAAATTTTGAATTGTTATATTATCTATTTGTAAACTATTATATATAGTTCTATATAATAGCATATCAATATTGATATAATTTAATAAATTATTATATTTATTTTGAGTTATTTTTAACAACTTTTCTAATTCAACTATATCAGTATTTTTTTTATTTATATAATTAATATTAGTTATATATTTATCAGAAAAAACTAAATTTGGTAATTCTATTTCTAAATAACATCTATGAATTGCATCACCATTATTAATCATAAAAGATATAATATTATTATAATTTAATGATTGTTCCGGATAAATTTCAATAAATTCTATAGAAAAATTGGTATGTTTTTTATAAACTTTTTTAAAAAATGTAATTTCAGGTTTATATGTTAAATAAACATCTTGTTTTCCTGATGATACAATTTGAACCAATCCACCAATATTAGAATTTGACATTATTAATTAATTTAATCAATCTAGATTTTAAATAAATTAATTAATTTATTTTTTGTAAAAATTTCTATAACTTGCTATTAATTTTTTTTTTTTAATAAATAATCAGGTGGTAAGGATGTTAATGCACCTGTATATATCGATTTATTATCAGTTACAAAGTTTTTTATAATTAAATGATATGCAGCTATACCTACAGCATTTACAAGCATATTCATAAAATTTTCATAAGTTACAGTATTATTCATAAAATAATTAGCAGATAGTTGACCTAATGATAATTTGATTATATCATTAAAAATAATATCATAATTCTGCATAATGTGTACTTTTACTTTTAATGCATCAAAAGTTATATATCCTAATATTGTAAATCCTGATTCCATTTGCCACTGTGTATTAAAATTAATGGGTCTATTAGTCATATAAGCTAAAATAATTTCTTTACTTACAAATATTGATCCAAATTTAACTATATCAAAAAGTACTGTTATAGCAACTTCATTTTCTAGTTTTAAATTATTGCTTATCATACTACTAACTTTATGAAATAATAATGCATGTAAAGCATAACCTAATATTGTAGCCAATGAAACATTAATCCATTGATTATTAAATAGTACTTCTTTATTATTAAGAGTAGAATTTAGTACATGAGAAATAAGTACTATTGTTGATATTACAGTTAAATCAATTTTAAGTACATCCATATCATAGTTTGATATCATTAAACTATATTAGAAAAAAATTTTTTATATATTAAAAAAAAAATTTTTATAGTAAAATTATGTGAGTTTATATAAATATAAGAATCTATATATTTATTAATGAATATATTTAATTATAAATTAATTATTATTTTAGGTATAATCTTAATTATTTATTTTTTATACAAAGATGTTGATAATTTACATAATAAAATAAATATAATAGAAAATAAATTAAATAAAATATCTGATACACTTGAACAATTGCTGAAAAAAAATTTAGAACAAAAAAAAATTTATCATAAAGTTAATATATCAAATACTGATTTACCTATCAAAAAAAAAAAAATTAATGATAAAATTATTGATGAAAATATATCTGATCATTTAGCTATTTATTCTAATGAAAACCATTCACATACATCATCCATTCATCTTGATATTAATCAAAAAAATAATATTTTTGAAATTAAAAAAGATATTAATATATCATTTGATACTCTAGAAAAAAAAAAATTTAATGATAAAAATAACACAAAAAATGATCTTATAGAAGCCAATATACTTTCACAAAAAAATACTACTAATAAAGACAATGATATTGATGATGATAGTAATATTAATGATAATAATGATGCTAATAATAGTGATATTAATGATAATGATAATAATTATGCTAATAATAGTGATAATAATGATAATAATGATGATAATAACAATGATGATGATAATAACAATGATGATGATAATGATGATGATGATAATGATGATGATGATAATGATAATGATAATGATAATGATAATGATAATGATAATGATAATGATAATGATAATGATAATGATAATGATAATGATAATGATAATGATAATGATAATGATGATAATGATGATAATGATGATAATGATAATGATAATGATAATGATAATGATGATAATGATAATGATGATAATGATGATGATAATGATAATGATAATGATGATAATAATGATAATGATGATGATGATAATAATGATAATGATAATGATATCGAAAATTATATAAGTAATATAAATATTAATATTGATAACATTAATATTGACACTTATAATAAAAATGAAGAAAATATTGAAAGTCATATAAGTAATAATTTAGATAATAATGATCATAAGATTAATGAAATAGATAATAAAGTAACTACAAATTCAGAAAATGAAAATGAACTGTCTAAAAATTTAGAAAATAATCAAATACCAAAATCTGATAATATAATGCCAACAGAAATTCCTAACTCATCTAGTTCGGATTTAATATTAGTAAATGAGTCTTTGGATAATTTTAAAAAAATGAAAATTAATGATTTAAAAAAATTAGCAGAATTAAAGAATATAAGTACTAACAAAATAAAAAATGGGATTACAAATCCAAAAAATAAACAGGAATTAATTAATGATATATTAAATTTAAAATAAATAAAATCTAAAGATTTATTTAATTTTCAATTTATTTAAAATTAAAATAAAAATATCTAAAGTAATTTATTATGGATAATCGTTATTTTAATTATGGATGTCCTGCATTAATGCAGGACGGAAGATTTTTAACTAATTATGTTAGAGGCAGAGTGTTTGATCAAAATATCAGAAGTTTAAATGGAATTGATTCAGTTCAAGATTATAAATTATTTTTACAAAAAAATGGAGATAATATATTAAATAGAGAGCGAGCACAATTAAATAAATTATATACATGCGATGTTTCTGGAAAATGTGTAGTTTTAGGTAACAAACCTATAAAATATGTAGAATATTCATGTGGTTGCAATTTACCAAAATTACCAATAGGAATAAATGAACTCGAAAATATGTGCGGTTGTAAATCTAAATATAACTAGCAAAATAAATAAAATATATAAATACTATAGATAAATTATTATCTATAGTATTTATAATGTCAAAATTTGATAAACCATATAGAATTCAACAAACATTTGATATTAAAAAAGCTAATAATTTATTTAATATGATAAATAAATTGGATACATATGAATTAAAAAATTATTCATTAATTAATCAGGTACCATTAGATTATATTAATGATGATGGTGAATGTTTGATACATAAAGTTATTGAAATAGATGATAAAACTACATCTCAAGAAACTAAACTCAATATAATAAAATTTTTAGTACAAAATAATGTTAATCCGGATCAACCTAATAAATACAATCAGACACCTTTACATTTATCATGTATGTTACAATTTGATCAAATTATTGAATATCTTTTAAGTATTGGAGTTGATTCAAATTATCAAGATAATCTAGGTCAGTCACCTTTTCACTATTTATTAAAAGGTAAGATTAAAATAGTAGAAGCTACAAAAGTATTAGATTTTGTTCAACCACCTATTAAAACAAATGTTGATAAAAAAGAAAAATTAATACAAATAAAAACTCTATTATGGAATTTAATAGAACAAAATATCAAAAATTTTCCTATATTAGATACAATTAAAAATACAATTATAAATTTATTAGAAGAAGATAAAGATATAATTAAAAGTAAAATTGAAACAATTGATGAAATAAAAAAAATAATATTTGATATTAGTAATATTAATAAAATTTCCGATATTAAAAAAATTATTGATATTGGAAAAAAAACAATTGAAAATAAAATTGATGTTAAATTTAATTACATTAACGAAATTAATGACCTTAAAATGCATAAAAAAGAAATTAATTCTTGGTCACCAAATAATATTACTGCATTAGATGATATGGCATTAATTAAAAATGGAAATATAAAAAAAGTTATAAAAAATGATATTAAACAATTTTTTAATAATATTAAAGATTCAGTAAAAAATTTTGATATAATAGATTCAATATCACATGATATAAATAAAAACGGTTTTAATGAAATTTTCTCTAAATATATTAATCCAAATAATGAGAATAAATTATTATTTAGTCATTATGAAAATCCATTAATTAATGATGATTATGTTTATTTATATAATTTTAAATTTGATGATAATAATTATTTAATAAGACATCATTTAGCATTAGATAATGCATCTTGTTTATTAGATTTTTATAATTTATTTTATGTAGGATCTGCTAGACGAATTGAAATATATAATGGATTAGGATTATCTGATGATGAATTTATTTCTAAAAATATATATGGAAATTTATATTACACTTTAAAATTTAATGATTTAAAAGAAAATATGAAAGAAATTGAAAATAAACAAATATTATATTTATTAAGTTCATTTATACCATATAGCGATATAGAAATAAATAATATAACTGAATTTACTGTAATAAAATTTATTGCAGATTTTAAAATTGCAACAATACCTGATCCAGTTGATTCTCTTGGACATGGAACAGATAATCCACTTGCAATAATTAGTGGAGGACTTCCTTTTATTGATCCTGTTAAACAACCGTTTCCTTTAAATGGTGCAATTGCACCAATTTTAATGCCATATGATTATTTTCAAAAAATCGTTTCAAAAATTAAAGTAAATAAATTACCATTAGATCTGGATTGCCCTATGGAAAATCCTACCGGATTATATCAAAATGATATTAATAATATGAAAATTTATACAATACTTGCATTTTATGCAATACAATATCCTACGGAGTTTGTTTTAATTCCTAATAAATTAAAAGATTATGATGAATTATTCAAAGATAATTTATTTGGAAGAAAATGGTATCATTTATATATCAAAAATATAAATAAAAATAATATATTATCATCTTGGTTATTTAATATGTGGTGTGATTTAATATCAAGATTATCAAGAAGTAATTTAGATTGTCAAATACCATTTAAATTATTAATGTTGATATCTGGTCTACAAAATTATAATGTACAAAAAATTCAAGGAATTATAAATGCATATAAACCTCAACTAATAGAAATAATATTTAATGCAGCTAATACTGATAATGACAAAAAAAATTTTTTAATAAAATGGATTTACTTATTATTAAATGATAAAATAGATTTACAATTTTTAGATTGTATTTTATATGATTATATAAATATAGATAAAATCAAGGATATACCATTAAACTTAAAAAATATTATACAATTAATTGATTCTTTTATTACTAATAAATATGATCCAACAAAAGTATTCGATTCAAATAACCCGTTATATAAAGAATATAAAATGAATGATTTGTCAACAGGAGATGTATTGAGTAATATAATTTTAGATTATTATAATAATATAAATGATAAACCATTAAAACAAAATATATTAGATACTATATTTATAATAAAAAAAATTGATAATGATAATAATTCCAATATTATAAATCAATTAAAAAATATAAGTTATAAAAATTTAATATTGTCAATATATAAAAAAAATTTTAATAAATTAGATAGTTATATAAAATTATTACCTAGTTTTCATAGCGCATTAAATTATTTAATTGATAAAGAAAATTATATATATTCAGACGAAAATAATATTAGTTTTAAACATTTTTGTATAAGCCATACATTAGGACTGTATTATAAAGGGTTGTTTTATAAAACCTATTTTTCATTAAATGATAATATAAAAATAAATAATAATGGAAAAAATATTGAACTAATATTGTCAATAATAAGGCATGATAATCCTAATGCATATGAATATTTTCCAAATTCAGATTATGATAAAAAAAAAGTAACAAATCCTAAATTTTCACAATCTCCTTTTCATTATTTTATAAAAAATGATAATAAAAAAATTTTAGCAGAATATTTATTACCTTTACCATTAAATTATATATTTATTGTTCCACCAAATATTATTAACCGACATATTGAAATTACGGATCCGGATCCAAGTAAACCTGATGTATCAATATTTTTGGATTTGGATATTTATAATAAAAATTTTTATTACGATATTCAAAATAGAGATATAATTATACCAACATTTCATTCATATTTATTATTATTATTGAATAGAATTCATTATTATCAGAAAAAAATTATGGATACAATTATAGTTTGTATAGATTATATAAACAAAATTATAAATGGAAATAGTTATCATATGAAAGATTTATATATGAATCAATATCCTATTATTGTTATTTATAGTAAAATATTAAATAATTTTATAAATTACTTGGATAATTTAAAAAAAGAAGATAAATATAATACAAATATATTAAATACTTTTATCAATAATATTAATGCAAAAAATTATGATATATATTTATTGGCAAATAACTTAAATAATATAAATTCTAATTATTTTTTATATTATTATTTATTCTCTCATCATAATTTATTGAAATTAAGCAAATTTAATTATTATCAAATACCTACTGATAATAAATCATCATATTATTATTATTATGAATCTGATCAATTATTATTTAATTTAAATAATAATGATTATGATGATAAATATTTTTTAGAAAAAAATACAGGTGATATTGATAATGAACCAAATGAAAAAATCTTAAAAAAATCAACAATAAATAGTATTGGTAATTATGATAATATATTGAATGAATATTTAATGAATCAATATCTTACAGATCCTACTGAAAATGCAACGAAAAAATCAATTTTTATACAATTAAAGTATAAAAAAGTACCGCCGTCTTTGTATGCTTCTTTAAGCAAATTGTATAAATATGGTGTAATTAAAACAATAGAAGATATAATTGATTTTATGATAAAAAATAAGTCTCAAAATGCTGTTAAAAATATAATAGAATATACTAATGAATTAATTGATAAATTAAATTTAAAATATCTTAATAAAGAATTATTCTGTTATTTCATTATAGCAAATTTAATAAAAGAATTAATTCAAAATCAAATAAATGTTTATAAAAATAATAGTGTAAATGAAATATACAAAAATATATTTTTACATAATAATATATTAAAAAATAATTTATTATTAAATGATGAATTACTACAAATAGAATTTAAAGATTTTTATGTTAATTTAACAGATTGTAATTTTGATATTTCTAGTAAATTTACTTGTAATGATACTAAATATATTTATAATATTGTTAAAGAAGAGAAAAAAGAAAAAATTTTTATATTATATCCAAATGATTTAAATAATTTGAATAAGTTAAAAGATAAATATTATATATATATAAATAATAATATAATAAATAAATTATTGGAATACAATTCTTCGCCAGATATTATTAATATAGAAGGTATATCTGCATTTAATAATATAGTTAAAACTTATAATTACGAAATTATATTTGATTTTAAATATAACAAAAATTATGAAATTATAGATAGTAATCAATTATTAGAATATTCAATTAATGATAATATTAATAATCTTAATAAAATATTAAATAATATGGATAATATTAATAATGAACTATTAGAAAATATATTATTTAATATTAATAATCATTTATATAATGATTTGAAAGCTGTTATTTTAGGTAATGACAAATTTGGTAATAATCTTTTAATAAATTTAGATTATTCTTTTTTTATTTCATCCTATTTAACAATACAATATTTATCAGAACATTTTATGAATATTAATAATAAATTTAGAATAAATAATTTAATTAATATATTTGATATTTTAAAAATTAAATTTAATGAAAAAATGACAAATTATTTAGCTGATAATTTTAAATCATATAATATACCCGATCAAATATATCATTTAATTATTATTGAAATTATAGATAAAAATAAACAAGAATATTCATCAATTGAACAAAAATTAAATGAAATTCAATCTACAATTAATGAATTAAAAAATAATAATATGAATGATTTAGCTAAAAAAATACAAAATTCATCTGATTATAAAAATTTAATTAATAATAAATCTAATAAAAAAAATCAGATACAATTTTTTGATAACTGTATAAAAAATAGTAAATATGCTAATGATTATAAAAATATATATGATTCTAAAATAATAAATAGATATAAAAGTATTCCTATTAATAAAGGATTAATTATTAAAGGATGGAAATCTATGATTAATTCCAAAATTAATAATAATCATAATTTGATACCATTACATTTATTATCTAAACAAAAAGAATATATAAATTTACTTAAAAATAATAAATTAAATAATGATAAAAATTTAGATGAAATAAATAAAGCAATGGAACATTTATCAGTATTATGTGAAAATTATTTTACTAATCAACAATTTACTGATGATAACAAAGTATTAGAATTTATAGAAGATTTATTAAATTATCTTACAGAAATAATATTAGGTAATAATATTGAATTAATGTTAAAAAAAATATTATTAACTTATTTTACCAATACTTTACATGATAAAACATTATCACATATTACTAAAATTATTGATTATATACTAAATCAAGAATTAACCGGAATTAATAAAAATTTAATAACATATCTTTATAAAGTTGTATGTCCAAAATTAGTTAAAAATTGTAGTGAAATATTTAAAAATAATTCAGAAAAGAAAGGTCATATAATTGAAAGTGTTCGAGAAATTCTAACTGATTATTTTGATTTATTACATTTAACACCTATAACTTTATCTGATGAAGTTATTAATATATTTAAAATAGATGTTATTAATTATTATGAAATATTTGTTAATAAAATTATATTATTATGGCATGTGAATTCAGAAAATATTTTTAAATATTTTATAAATAATTATAGATGTTTACAAACAATTTTATATTTAAAATAATTTTGAATTTAAATACGTATTATCATTAACTAATTTCTCTTCTGTAATTTTTAATGTAAAACTATGATTTATATTTCTAAAATTTACCAATGATCCATCTGGATATAAAAATAATATGCTTAAATCTGTCAGTGTATTAATTGGAAATGTTTTTGAATAAATATTATTCGGTTGTCGTACAAAAGTGTTAAATAATACATCTCCCGGATTACCTGATAATAATATTTTAGCAAATGCTGATGGAAGATTATTATTACTATATATATATTCAATATCATTTATATACATTAAAATATAATTAAATGATCCAGATAAATTAAAAAAACCATTTGCATAATTAATTGAATTCCCTACTGAATTAACATTATTTGAATAAATATACAAATCTTGATTTGTAATACTTGATTTATAATCTGTTATGGAATATTGACTACCTACATTTATAAAACCTAAAATATCTCCAATAGTATCAGATTTATTAAATAAAAAACTAATTTTTGTTTTTGATTTAATTAAAATATTTTCACCTCCTGCAGATGTTGTAGTACTTAGAGAAATTGTTATCTCATTAATTTTTCCTATAATTATATCATATGTACTATTATTTATGTTTATTGCGTAAACTTGATGTGTTTTATTAATATATGACGAATCTATTGAATTAATTTGTGTTATATTATTTTCATCATAAATAGTTACATTATTTGAAGAACTTATAGTTATTGTATCATTTATATCTACTAAATTATTTGGATGGTTTACATTTAATATATAATATTTTATATTATTTATGATATTTATTTTTAATGATAATGAATTAGCTAGTTTAGTTAAATTAAATGGTTCAAATGTAATAATATGTGTATCTGTATTTAAATTAATATCAAAATTATTATTTAACTGATTTGTTATTGAATTATTAATGCGTGGAATAGAATTCATAATAGATTTTAATTTATTTAATAATGTTATTGATGTATAAAATCCTTCATCTATTTGTGCAATATAAATATAATCACCGTCTTCAATATTTTTCCAATATAATTTATCGTTAATATTTTTACTTATTAATAAATCAATATATGATATTTCTGTACTTATTAATTCTATATTAGTAACATTATTAAAACTTTTTTTTAAATTTATAACATATTTATTCGCATCAGGATAACCAGTTATTGAATTCAAAATTTTATATATTTGTATATTACTACCACCACTTGAACTATTACCATAAGAAGTATAATTTAAACTAATTTCAAAGGAATTCTCATTAATTATTTTACTTACAGTTTGATAACTTTGATAAAAATAATTATTAATTGGATAATTAGAATTTATATTTCCTAATTTTATTCCATTAATATGTAGATATGATATTTGAAATATTTGATCTATTGATAAAAAATCATTATTATTAGCATCAATATATGGAATATTTAAATTGCAAAATATAAATTTAGTATTTAATATTTCATCATTATATGTTTGATAAATATTATTACATAAATTTATTAATGCTTGTTTATTTATTGTATTTAAATTATTAATAATATCATTTCCTATTAAACATTGTTTAATTCCTATTAAACTATTTAATGGAATATTATTTATATAATTTGATGAAGATTGATTTTTATATAGTTCTATATTTATATAAATTGATTCATTTACATAATTCTTGTAATCTAAATCAATCATATTATCATCAATATTAATTACAAAATATTTTAAATTATTTATTAAATATAATGACTTATATAATATTTTATTTAAACCGACAACATTTTGTATTATTATATTATCATTAATAGATAAATTATGATTATTATAATTTACAGTTATTATGTTACTCCCTTTTGTAAATACTAATGGATTATTATTTAAAATTTTATTATTGGAAATATAAATATGTTTTGGATTTATATTTCTAAAAGAACTATCTATATTTAATAAAGTTGAATTAATAATTTTATTAGATGTAGACTTTTCTTTAGTTAAAACATTATCATTTTTTTCCATATTAATTATATAATTTTTTTAATTTTAAATAATTTGTTATATAATTAATTTTTTATTCTATCTTTATTAATTTTATTTATTAATTTTTTTATTCTTCTTATATAACAATTATTAGAATTAGTTTTACCATCCCAAGTATCTTTTACTATTTTTTTTTTATTATAAGATATTAATTCTATTTTATTAAATAACTCTTTTAAAATTTTATCATTCAAAAATTTACTACCAAATTCTATACTTGATTTTAACATCTCTGTTATTAAATTATTATTTTCAACTATAAAATTTTCTTTTTTATGTAAATCTATTAATTTTTTAATACCATCAACAGCATTCTTTAATAAATGATCAAAAAAGTATTTTTTTCTATCTTTTTCAATTGTATTTGTATCAGTATTATAAACATCTAAATATTTACTTTTTAAATTAGTAGTACAGAAAGTATGATTTTGTGGAAGTTCTTTATTAAAATTTAATAATTCAATAAACTTTGTAATTCCTTCACCGTTTTTTAATAATATTTGTTTAATCTCTTCTTCAGTTAAATCTTCTAAATTTTCAGTACCAATTTTTTTGATTAAAAAATTAATATTAATATTATTATTATTAATTATTTTTCTATTATCATTATTATTAATATTATTATTAGTTATATTATTATTTGTAATTTTTTGTAGTTTTTGATTTTCTTTTTTTAATTGAATATTTTCTTCTTCTATTTTTTTATCATAATTTATTTTATTTTTGCATGTTATATAATGTCTAAATAAATTGTATTTTTTGGTAAATATTTTATTACAGTATTTACAATTAAATTTTGATTGAATATTTTGAGCATTTAATGAGCAATTTTGAGCAATTTCTATATTATTTGGTATATTATTTCTATGAAATTTTCTAGAATGATTACATAGAGATTGTCTTGATGCATAATTAATATTACATATAGAGCATATGTGATCATGTAAACTTGACATTATTATCTAATAATATTTATTATTGTATCCTTAAATGATTTTGTTATATTTGAAAAAGTGTACATTGAACTTTTCTAAAAATGGGGGGGGGATTTTTTTTTTGAGGCTTTAAAAAGTGTTTTTATAAAAATTTTTGCTTCAATAATTGTAACCTTCACTTTTTATCTCTTGTTAATTTAGCTAATTCTAATTTAAGTTCTAAAATTTCTTTTTCTAATTCTAGCTGTTTTATTTTATCTTCTAATTCTAGTTGTTTTGTATTTTTTTCATCAAATTTAATATAATTTTTTTTAATAATATCAATAGATAATTCATCTATTTTTTTAATTAAATTTAGTAAATTAGCATTATCGGCTTCAAATATTTCTTTATGTTTATTATAAATAATATTAATATTTAATGCTTGTACTAATCTTTTTATTTTATTCTCCATTTTAATAGCTTCATTCATATTATTCATATCATAAATCTTGATTATTTTATTATAATTTAATTTATGTTTATGAGTTTGTAATCTTTTAAATATATGTGATGTATAACCATACTTATAAATGTTATCTTTTATATTAATTATGTAAACGCAATCTTTATTTTGATATTTCTCTAAATCTTCTTCAATATAATTATCAATTAAATTATAACTACCAGTTTTTCTTATTGATGGAAGTACTTTAGATGTTACCCAATCTTTAAATTTAATAGCTTCATCTTTTTTAGATGCTAATATTAAACTATAAAAACCTGATTCGTTAATAAATACAGTTTTAGGATCTTCACGTTCCAAAAGTGTACATTTGGGGGGTCCCGTCTCCGAGACGGGACCCCCCAAAAGTTGGTAAATTTTTATTTTATCCAATTTATTAACATTTTTTCTAATTGCTTGATCAGTATCACTATAATCTAACATAGAAGCAATATCACCACCTCTAAAATAAACTTGATCATTATAATAAAAATATTTAATAGGTTTATCATTGAATGTTAAAAAGTTTTTATTAAGATCAAATTGAAATTTATTATCATCACTATTTATTATTTTATTATTATTATTATTAGTTATATTATTATTTGTAATTTTTTGTAGTTTTTGATTTTCTTTTTTTAATTGAATATTTTCTTCTTCTATTTTTTTATCATAATTTATTTTATTTTTACATGTTATATAATGTCTAAATAAATTGTATTTTTTAGTAAATATTTTATTACAGTATTTACAATTAAATTTTGATTGAATATTTTGAGCATTTAATGAGCTATTTTGAGCATTTAATGAGCAATTTTGAGCATTTTTTATATTATTTGGTATATTTTTTCTATGAAATTTTCTCGAATGATTGCATAGAGATTGTCTTGATGCATAATTAATATTACATATAGAACACATGTGATCATGTAAACTTGACATTATTATCTAATAATATATATAATTGTATCCTTAAATGATTTTAATATATTTAAAATAGTGTACATTAAACTTTTCTAAAAAGGGGGGGGGGATTTTTTTTCTGAGGCTTTAAAAAGTGTTTTTCAAAAATTTTTGCTTCAATAATTGTAACATTCACTTTTTAAATCTAAAAAATAATTTTTTTAATATTATCATAACAATATTAAAAAAATTGAAATAAATTTTTAATACTGTTTTATTAATGTAATTTTTTTACCGTAGCAAGCAAAACAAAGTTTTGATAACTAGGATTTTTCCGTAGCAAGCATTGCTGTCAAAAACAAAAGCCTTAAAATTTTCACTGTATCAACATCAGAGAAAATGGAATTACCTCCTCCGCCTAGACGCTTGATCAGAAATTTCAAAGACCCTATGTCTTTTCAGACAAGATCTGAAAACGGATCATTAGAATTTTTTGATAATTTAGAAGATGCTATAAAAGAATATGACAATGATCCATCAATCTGGAAAATATCATATAGTACAATTTCCGAAGGAAATTCTACAACTCGCTCCGCGAGTTGTACATATGTGCCACATAACATTTCAACTAGTTATAGATGGAGACCCAAGAGGAAAAATGAAATATGGGAGAATGAAAGTAGATTAATTGAACTGAGTGAAGAATATAAAAACGCAGGTAATGATGAATTATTTTGGATCAATCAGCCATTAGATAAAGATTATCTAGATTTTTTAAATGAATGTTGGAAAGCTCAATTTGAGAAACGTTCAATTTATAAAAATGATGATGAGATTGAAACAGCTGCATCTCGCGTTGCTATTAAAAATGTGGTATCCGATAATAATTTTAGAGATTTAGATTTTATGAAACAATTTATTTAAAAAGCAAAGCTTTTTAAATAAATTATTGAGGCAAAAAAGCTATGCTTTTTTGCCGAAACAATTTTTATGAATTTATTAAATTAATATTAGATAGTTTTTATATTTGATAATTGTTTTTTTATTAAAATTATAATAATTTATAAATTATTATAATGACAATTCATATTGTGGTAATATGTACAAATAAATATTTTAATTTAGGTATACGATTAATAAATAATTTTAATACTTATTATAATGGAAATCAAAAAATAATTTATCATGTTTTTACTGATAAAATTCCTGATAAATTTATTAACAAAGATATTGAATATAAATATTATCCAACAATTCATTGAACATGGCAGGATGGTGCAAATTCAAAATTTAATTCTATTCTTCGAATAATTAATGAAAATGATAATTCAATGGATGATAATTATATTTATTATTTAGATGCAGATACACATATAAATAAATATTTTAATGAAGATATATTTTTAGGAGATTTGGTAGGTGCAGAACATTTTGATAATGAATCTAGAATGAAATATGTTAAAGATTATGATAGGAATATATTATCTAAAGCATATATACCATACGACACACCATTATTTTACACCCTTAAAGATTTAAAATGCCGATTAATGGCAAATCTAAAAGGTTTATCCGTTTCAGGAATATGTAAATTATGGATATGTTATAGCGACAACTATAACTGATTAGTTTTTAATCCTTTTTATTATATAAGCAT